GAACCGATGACGAAAGGTTGGAAACCTTTAGTTTTGCCTCTAAACTAATCCCGCAGAAAGGCCCCGAAGGGCCAATGGGTCAGGAATAGACCCACTTACATACTTCACTGTAGTTCATCTCACCACCAAAGTACTCATCAAGTGAATCCTTAGCTGAACGTTCTGCCTTACTATCATTCTTAGAGAGAAGATAGTTGAGACAGGGTTCAGTGAGTTCTGCTTTTACATCATTCTTAGTGACCGTTGAACGGTTCTCAGAACTTGCTACATCAGCTTGTGCTCGAAGGAATGACGACCCAGCGTTAAGTGTTCCACTGACAGAGAGTGCCAAGGGAAGTGCCACAACTGCAACTGCTGCACTTCGTACAACACTGGGAACCACTTGGTTCAAATCAAGAGACATAATGTTTGTTTAACTATGAATAGTATAGAATAGATCCAAAGGTTACGGAAGAATCGTGTGACACTTTGGAAACGGGTCAGACAGGACTCGAACCTGTGACCGACTGCTTAGAAGGCAGTTGCTCTATCCAGCTGAGCTACTGACCCTAAAGGTGGTTCCTATCGCCGCTAACCCTGAACCACCAAGGGGGTCACCGCAGTCGGTTGTCCGACTCCTTTATTATACACGATTGGTTGGTGATGTCAAGCCTGAACCAGTTTTGCGTGGTACTGGTGACTAAATGACTCTCTGTCACCTTTGATTCCCCAACCTAACCAATAGAAAGCGGGAGCCATATACTGATGAATAGCGTAACCTTCGTTCTGGAACTCAGGAAGAACCTTCTGGAAATGAACCTCATTGATGAGGAACCTTGTTTGGCACTCAATAGTGCTGGGATTACAACCATACTTGCTGGCAAAGAATCCTAGGTTCTTATATCTACCAACTGTGGTCCATTGAATGAGTCCAAAACCACCACTATGACACTGGTTGTAATTGACTCTAGCACCACCCTCACAGATATTGGGATGGAAGTTAGATTCAGACTTGATATTGCCCATGATAGTGGAAAGGGCATTTCTATCAGTGATCTTTGCTGTTACTTGTAGTTCTCTCAGAACGTGCTTTTCGTTCTCATTACAAGAGGGACAAGTCCATTTAATTTTTGATTGTGTTTCTGGTGCTGGTACAACTTCAATAGAAGTTGCTGTATCCATATCCTCAGTCACATCAACATTTATTTCTGTTGTGGAGGCTTGTTGACATCCTACTAGCATCATTGCCAATAGAGGTGTTAATAGTTTCTTCATGTTCAAATCAAAGTTTGTATTATTGTATGGGTATTATCCATATCATTCAAGTCTCAAAGTAATCTTTACGATAATACCTGTTCATTATGTTGGAGTTGTAGTACAGAGGTGTGCCATCAGGCATGGCTTCAGTGAGCACATTGTTCTTAAACAAGGCCTCCGTCTCACCAAAGTTTGTCTTACCTTTAGTCTTGTGAAGAGATAATATCTCTCTACGGAACATGTGAGTTCCAAGGATCTTTATATCCTCTTTCAACTCATCACACGAACCATAGTAGTTTTTCCAGTCAGACTCTTTCTTTACTCTTCGTTTCTTCCCTGGAGGTTTTCTGTGGAACCAAAAAACCTTTCTCCCAATGTATCGTCGTTGGTTGGTGAGATTGGTAATGAGATAAACAAAACCATAATAGTCCAGAACATCGTCAGAACTAAAAGGTCTCTCCAGATAATACCACGGGTTTTCGTAGTCACACACATAATGAAATCAACTCCAAATATTTAGTGGTGCCAATCCCCCTCTCCATCCCACCTGTATCCACCTTGGTCTTTTCCTTCACCAGGATTAGAACCATAGTGGTCTCTAACGTTCTCTACCTGTTCTTCGAGAGGAAGACAATGAGGAGAAATGGGTTTCTCATACCACCAAACCATGTATCTGAGTAATGTCCGATGAGCCAAATCACGAAAAGGTGGCCTGAGTTTATCAGACCACCTCTTAAAAGTCAACAGGGGTGTGTTATGTGGATGCTTTAAGTCAATCTCACAATTCAAAGTTTGCGAAAGTGTCTTTTTGAACATCCTGTTTGATTCCTCCGACCACATAGGATTCTACCTCTGTTTCTTGGGGTGCCACTTGTAATCCCTTAGAACTGATCCAGTGTTGGGTCCAGGGAAGGGGATTGTTCTTGGCTGAGATGTCATAGACTGGCTTCAATCCTAACGCCTTAATACGACGATTGGCGATCCACTCAACATAACTTTGTAAAAGTGTCTCGTTAAGACCGATCATAGAACCGTCCTTGAAGAGGTATTGAGCCCAGGCTTTCTCCTCATTCACAGCTCTGTCAAACATAGTATACACCCATTCCTCTTCTTCCTTGGCGATCTGTTTCATCACAGGATCATCACCATTCTTCCACTTGTTCAGAATATTCTGAGTGATCGCGAGATGTTGGTTCTCGTCACGGGCGATAAGCGAAATGATCTTTGCCGACCCTTCCATGAGTTTGAGCTCACCGAAAGCAAAAGAACAAGCAAAAGAGACATAGAAACGAATGCCTTCCAGGATATTGACGTTTGCAACAGCCCTGTAAAGTTTTCTCTTAACCTCTTTGATCTCATAGGCGGATGATGGGGAATCTCTAAAGTCTGCGTTCCACATGTTACCAGAACCCCACACCTGAGCCGTGTTGATGAAGTCATCGTATGATTCAGTAACACTCTTGGCTCTGTCCAAAATCCTATCATCAGTTACGATTTTGTCAAGAACGTCAGCGGGGTTGGCATATACGTTCTTGATGATGTAGGTGTATGAACGTGAGTGAATCATCTCCATGAATCCCCACACTTCCATACATGCCTCTAGTTCAGGGAGGGAACAATACGGAATGAATGCCATACCGGGTCCACGACCTTGGATGGAATCCAACATGATCTGATACTTCAGGTTAGAAGTATAGATGTGTTTTTGTTCAGGGCGAAGTAACTGATAGTCACCCCTATCCTTCTGGAGAGACACCTCTTCAGGTCTCCAGAAGTATCCCAGTTGTTGTGTAGTCAGTTTCTCAAATACTGGATATTTGTAACTGTCATACCTCTGGACTCCCAGAGGCTTACCAAAGAACATTGGCTGTTTCTTGACATCATGTACTTCGGTGTTGAACACCGTCATACCCTTCACTTCATTCATTACATCTTTCCCATTGACTGGCGAAACCTTAAACTGCACAGGATTCACACTCTCCCTCCTCGGCTTGTGATAGTTCTTGTAATAGTTCGTCTAACTTCGATACGGGCTCTTCTTCTACTTCATCAGATTTGAGGTCGTGTGTGTTCTGATAGTAAGAAGTCTTCCAACCATACTTATATGTAGTCAAAAAGTCTTTTGCCATTTGTGACACAGGGACTTCATTGTCTGGATAGTTCTCTGGATTGTAACTCCAGTTACCACTGATGGCTTGATCAAAGAATTTCTGCATCACTGCAACTATTTTAATGTATCCACCGTTGTCTTTCATGTCCCAAAGTAACGTGTAGTTGTTCTTTAGGGTACCGTACTGGGGAACAATTTGTTTAAGAGGCCCCTTCTTCGATTTCTTAATGGACAGGTAGCCTCTAGGTGGCTCGATACCGTTCGTTGCATTTGACACAACGGAACTGCTCTCCGATGGCATCTGTGCGGACAAAGTTGAGTTCCTGAGTCCATATTCGAGGATAGTGTTTCTAAGACCGTTCCAATCATGCTTGAGCTCCATGGATGTGATTTCGTCCACATCCTTCTTGTATGTATCAATTGGCATTGTACCGGATGAATACTTGGTTCTTCCAAAATATTCACAATGACCTTTCTCCTTGGCCAACTCGTTAGAGGACTTCAGGAGGTAATACTGGAAGGACTCCGTGAGTTCATGAACTGCATCCCATGCCTCTTGTGAGTCATAGGCGTAACCAAGTTTAGCGAGATAGTGTGCCAGTCCGATATACCCAATACCCAGAGATCTTCTGGCCTTGGTTGCAATCTCTGCAGCGATGATAGGATAGTCCTGATAGTCAATCAACTCATCCAGACCCCTTACAGCCAGGTCACAGAGTTCTTCTAGGTCTTCTGTGTCCCTGATCTTACCGATGTTAATGGCTGACAGAATACACAGTGCAATCTCACCAACCTGGTCATCAATATGTTGAAGGGGATAGGTAGGGAGGGTAATCTCTTGACACAGGTTAGACATCTCTACCTTGTCTTTGAAAGAAGAGTGGCTGTTACAGTGGTCGATGTTCATCAGATACAGACGACCGGTCTCCGCTCTCTCCTTGAGAATATCTAGAATAAGTTCCTGAGCCTTGACAGTAATCTTCGGAACTGTGTCATCTTGTTCAAAGCCCACATACAGATCGTCAAATCGATCAGTACCAAAAGCATCATAGAGGCCTGGAACATCGTGAGGTGAGAAGAGTGTAATGTCTCCGTTCTGGATGAATCTCTCATAGAAGATCTTTGATAGTTGGATTGAGTAATCGAGTTTCCTTACTCGGTTGTCTTCTGTTCCTTTGTTGTTCTTGAGAACGATGATGTCTCTGATTTCTTGGTGCCAGATGGGGAAGTGCACTGTGGCGGATCCACCTCTAATCCCATTTTGTGTGCAGCATCGTACAGTTGATTCAAACTTTTTAAGGAAAGGAACAACGCCAGTGTGCTGTACTTCTCCACCCCTGATTTTAGCGTTGAGGCCA